TGCTTTTGCTATGTTTCCAAACTTACTTGGTATGTTTAATACTCTCGCTTCATAATCTTCTTTTGTAACACATCTGTTTTGTGTTGTGAAAAACGCTTTCGCTTTTTCTCGTATTTCAAGTGTGTCCTCTTCGTTTTTACCACCACGAGCTGGTTGATTATTTGTTACAGTTGATAATCCAGCTGAGGTGTTACCACCTATTACATTAATGGTTGATGGAAGTGTTGTTAAATCATCAGCTGGTACATTAGCTTCTACACCACCCCCAATACGATAAGTAAATGTTAAAGTGGTGTTGTTTGGAGCTTCTCCCAATGTGGAATATTCATTTCCTAATAATGGGTCAATGGAATCATTTAAATCATTTGTTTGACCTGGAATCACAATACCAATTTGTTCTAAATCAATATAGCCTTGGTCAATAGTTCCATCTATACCATTGTTCAATACACCATTACCAAACACGAGTGAAGTTGTATTATCTTCATTAGTTTCACGAGTAAATCTTTTTGGTGAATCAATATAAGTTAATGAAAAGGGAACAGATTGTTCAGATACATTACCTTCAAAATCAACATATGATGAAACTCTATCCGTCTCAGTATAATGAGTTTCAATAGGAACTTTATCTTGTGCTAAAAAATCAACCTCATACCATTTATTGTTACTTGTATCTACACAAGAAATAATATCTATAACATTGGTATCAGGTATTGTAAGTGTTTTAAATTTTTCAGGCACTCCAATTTGAAACGATATTTGTTTTTCAGTTGCACTAATAGCTCTTACAGTTCTTGTTAAAGTATAAGTTGTAGCTATTCCAGCGTTATCAACACTCGCTACAGTTGATGTATCTCCCTCTTCCTCTATTGTAAAATCAATTGGTTCAAGTGTTGTAAAAAATAATTCAGTATTAGTAGATGAACCAACAAGGATTCCACTTGAAAAAATACCAGCGTCTGAATAATCAACCTCTGATGGATTTCCACTTTTAGCATTTACGTTTGCTGTAAAAGTTAAATCTACATATGCTGGAACAATTGGTTTAACTTTATATCCAAACATTTTAGCTAAATTAATTACATTTCTTCTCTCCTCAGCTAATGGTAATAACATTTCACGATATTGTTGGTCGATATAAAATGACAATACATCACCAACGTATGCGTTCATTTCCAATAACATCATACCAGGTGATGTTTCATTAAAATCACGATATGTATTTGGAAAATAAGATTTTGCATAATTCATCAAAGATGTTTTCAATGCTGTAAAATCTTTATTTAAATAATTTACATTTGATTCTTTAAAATTTTCTTTACCATATGTTGGCATTTTTTATCTCCAATTAATATCCACCACTTAATGTCGTAGAATCTGTATCTGAAATATCACTATTGAAATTTATACTAACAGAATCTAAAGTATTAGGGTCTTGTTTAATGTTAAAATCTATTTTAACTCTAATTTCATTTACTCCTATTGACGTATCATCACCATTACTTAAAAGTTGAATATCTCTAACTTCAACAAAAGGTAACCATAATTCAAACTTATCCAATATAGTATCTTGGATAGAAATTAAATTTTCATCTGTAACTTGTTCAAATAAAAGTTGTTTTAAATTCAAACCTAAATTGGGTTGAAAAAATCTCTCACCTTCATTAGTTTGTAATAAATTTCTTATGTTGTTTTTTACAGCTTCAATGGTCGTTGAGGTTGATGCAAAAAAACCTTCCAAGTTATCATCTCTACGAATTGGTAAATCAATACCAATTTTTACACGAGTATCATTATCTTGAATATATGGTTTTTTTGATGTATCTTTAATAGCCATTATAATAAATCCTCAATATCATCTCTAATTAATTTTACAGTTGTAAATTGTCTTTGTCCACTTTCGTCATCAACATCGAATGTATCTTGTGAATCTGGATTAGTTCCAATGTAAACATAACCTGTTGAATTTAAACCACCACCATCTTTTTCTACATCTATGTTCGGTAGAAAAGCACCACCACGCAATAAAGGTTTTGTTACTTTTCGTAAAGTATTTTGAATAGCATCAGCCGCAGCACCCCCACCAGGTATTATTTTAAAAGCGTCAATTATTGGTGCTTTATCTCCTACTAAAGTTTTAGGTTCTAAGTCAACTCCTTGTCTTGGAATTTTAAAATCTTCTAATACAACTGGAGCATTAAGTTGTGTGATTCTAAATTCACACTTGGTTAAAAAATCAACTATCGCTTCTTTCATATATTCAGCGTTACGTTCTATAGTTGAACCAGGTGATGTATCTATATCTCTCTCATCTGGAAAACCTGTTTCTCTAGCTGCTTTAACAACTCCATCAATTAAATCTTGTTTTAATCCCATTGTTATCTTCCAAGTTTGTTTTTAGATTTTTCGATTGACTTTTTTAACACTTCACTATAATCTTTATTTAAAAATTGACTCATCGGGTCACTTGATGGAACTTGTTGTGGTGTTGCATTCATCATATCACCATACTGTCTACCAACTAATTCATTCATTCTATCAGTTGTAAACTCACCACCACCTAATGTTTTCCAATCACCATCTTGAGCTGTTTCATTCAATACATCATTTAGAATTTTATTAGATGTAAAACTACTATTTTGTGTTGGTTTTTTTGGTGTCATTGGTTTAGTTGTTTGAGTTGGTTGTCTTAATTCAGCTATTACCTCTTTAATAGTCATCGCAACTTCTTCTCTAACAATTTGTCTAATTATAGTTTTTATATTTGTTTTTTTCTTTTTCATAATTACCTCTTTATGCATTTGGTTCTATAAAATGTTTTGTACTTAAAATTGAATTAATTTTATTTTGAATATCTGTAATTTTTCTATTTACATTAGCTGGTGTACCTGAACTATCAGTTAATGGAATTGGAGCACCTTGACATATTCCATGTGAATTTTTTATTACGTCTAAAGTTTCATTCAATAGCTCTAAAAGTTTAGTTCCTAATACCATCGACTCCATATCCCTACGTTCTCCATTTGGTGATGGATTACCTATGAAGGTTTCATCTGAATCTATAATAGTGGTTTTTGTAGCAATATTTAAATTTCTTTTCGAACCAATATGAATATCTTTATTGGATGATAGAAATGTATCATCTAATTTAGAATTTATAATAATTCTATCTGAATTAAATAAAATTTGATTACCTGTATAATTATAAATTTCTTGACTATCTTGATTATTTACATTTGATATTAATTTTCCAATTGACTTATTAGGTGGTGTTTCATTTAAATCTGACCTAATAAAGTCCGAAGCTAAAGTAAAACCATTAACTTCAAAAGCACGTACATTATCATCTATAAAATATCTTGGAAAATGCTGAGCTAATGTACCATTTGAAGTAATTGATATTAAAGCACCATCACCTAATGACTCTTGTGTGTTTTCACTATCTCTCTCATTCGAAATAAATAAATATGGTTTATCACTTCTACTTCCAATTCTAATACTATTACCATGTCTTCCCTCTATAATAGTGTCACCAGTTGTTTCATTTATTGCATTCCCATAATCAAGTTCTTGATTTACATATTTTGATAGTCTTCTAAATTTTTCTTTATTAAAATTAGGACTTTCACCTTTAATACCTCTTGTAGAAATCTGCCCTAATTTATTATTTGTTAAAACTATTTCTGGCCTAAAAGATGGGTCATCATTCCATGTTGGACTATTATTATTTGTATTTAAAGGCCCTAAATAATATTTTGTTTTTCCTATTGTACAAAGTAAAACTGGGTCACCTTTAGATGGTAAATCATGCATTGTTCTAAATAAAGGATAATACCTATACTCCTCTCCTGCAGATGTCCTTGTTTTATAAAGTTTTTCGGTAATATGTGGTAACGCGATTATAGTGTTTAAAGTCGTTTCTCCCCCATACCTCAAACTTTCACTACTATGAACAACTTCAACAACATAACCAGGTACGAATTGAATATAAACAGGTGTGTTTAAAACACTACCAGCGAAACCTTGTTGTTCAGTCGCTTCACCTAATGTAGTAAGTATAGATGCCATTTAACCCTCCGAAAATCCCTTTTGAATTGTTTTATCTTTTATAGATTCAAGTCGATGACTTTCTTTTTGTAAATCATCCACAGTGTCTTGAAGTGTTCCCATTAACTCAGCTTTCTCCTCATCACTTAATAACATTGATTCATCGGATTCACCTTGTGATTTAGAAATAATTCTTTGTAGTACACCAGCTAGTTTTACCAGATGTTCATCATTACGAACAGCTGTATCCATATATTCTTTAATTATCGGAGCGACTAAAACCACATCATCGATAGTGGTTATAAATCCATGTATTTCTGATATTAACAAATCTATTTGAGTTTTACGTTTTGTAGTATTCTCATATATATCCTTTGTTAAATCTTGGAAAGTTTTACCTTCAAATATTTCTTTTTCATTTGCCATACAATCTCCTCAAGATGTACTTATTCATATATAAATATAAAATTTGTAAGAAATTGAATGAAATAAAAAACCCACTTTGACAGTGGGTTAATTATTTTAGAAAAAAGAACCTGAGTGGGTATGTATTATTGTTCCTTTTTTATAATATGTATTGATTAATTTTTTATAATGTTTTTTTAATGTGTTTACAACTGAAGTAATATGTGTAGTTTCAACATCCGTCATCTCACGAATTAAAATGTATATTGCTTTTTTATTAAAATTTTCTATACCATCACGTTGTTTCATTAAGTCAATAATCGCATAACCAATTTTTAAATCTCTATTTTTTTTAAAAATTGTATTTAAATTTGTATCAAAATATTCTATTATTTCATTCGTTAAGTTATTAAAATCCGTGTCTTCAAAACTATTTGTATTTCTATGTTTGTCCAAAACATCCATCTTATCATGAGTTTTTAATTTTTTATAATTGTTATTATTATGAAGAATCAAATAGTTTTTAGCCACAACTGAAAAATAACTAAATGCTTTTGAACCTTTTGTATGGTCATACTTATGCATGTTCATTACCATGAATGCTACGACTTCATGTTTTATATCATTAAAACCATAATCAAAATAAGTAAATTTAAAAGTATTGATTATGTTTTCAGCTAATTTATCAAACGCTTTATGGATTCTATTTTGATAAATAATATTTCGATCATTGTTTGATTCAGATAAGTTATATTCAATAATCGCATCTTGAACCTCTTGTCCGAAATAAACTTTACGTTTTTTCTTTTTTACAACTTTTTTAATTTGTTTTTTTATATCGTTAATTTTATTTTTTGACATCTTGTCTCTCCTCTTCAAATATACCATCCAAAGATAATTGAATTTGTTTTAATTGTTCAAAGAAAAAACCAGTCTCATCATCT